GGCTGACACGGAAGTGATCGGGATGCCCCCACACGCTAGCAGCAAGCCGTAATGCAAGCGTCTTACCTGTGCCGGATTCTGTCGAACCCAAGTGATAAGTCATTCCTGACAATTTACTAAACGCCATGAACGGCGAACCAAGCCCCACGCACATCACGGCCAGCAGTTCATCCAACCCTTTATCAATCAACACTTGAACGACATTTTTCCAACCGTCTAGCGTACCCATCGAGCGCATGCTGTTGGTGATGTTTTGAAGATCCGGCATGGGGACTTTGCGCATCTCCCCGTTTTGATACACCCCACCGCTGTAAACAAAGGGCGTGTTGCGTCCTTCAATTAGTCGATCAAAGCTTTGCCATCCGTAGTTTGATGGGATGATGATGGGAGTCTTTGTAACGCTTGCGTTCTCAACACACCCACGAACATACTCAAACAAGTTCTTATCATTACCTGATCCAAACGATGCAATGATGTTTTGTGCAGCGAGCGTCTTAACTGTTTCATCTTTACTGACAACTGACTTCTGATTCAGTAACACGTCATGGTATTCGTTATCACGTTCAGCAATCATGTGGACAATGTGTTCGCCCGTTGGTTGCTTCAGTATGTCCACCGCAAAAAGCGTGAAGGGCAGGATCATCACTGACTTCTTGGACTTATTACCTTGATCATCTTCAAGCGTCTTGTCCACAAAGATGCCACCCTTTGCTCCGTAGCTATACCCTCGTGGAGGTGCAGGACGCGTGTAAACCGCAGGTAGGGTTTCTTCTTCCTGATGGACCTCAAACTGTTTCTCACTGTTATCTGTAGCTACAGTCCTGCACAAAATGAGGGGGTTGGTTATCTTTCCCCAGTGCGGGCACTTTGTACAAACGCCCGGATTCTCGCTATCCATTTTGATGCACGGATATGGGCCTTTAATCTCTCGCAGCTTCTGCCGCATACGAGCTTCGTCATACGGGTGCATCTCCGAAAGGCGCGTCGCATATTCATCTCCATCTGTACAACGTGTTGTCCAAGAAAGAAGACCTCTCCATAACGGTTCCATGCCGTCGTCGGCAGCATGCTCTTTATAGTATTCAAGTTGTTTACATCCTGACCCTTCAATAGTTTTAATCCAAAGAACTTTGAAATCGCTTTGAAGATTGTCGAGGAGCTTGACCGTTGTGGCTGAATTGTCTCGCTTAGGGCGTTCCCCCTCGATCTCAATCTTCTGCGCCAGTAAGGGGTTATAGGCATGTCCGTTTAACTTCTTAACAAGTGCTTTGGAAAATAAATCAAACTCAAACGCTTGGGGGCTAGCCTCCACCATGATGCGTACAGCACGAGGTTTGGGATACTTAGGCTTAAAGTTAACCGTCCCCGGTATGCGCAAGACACGCGCTGCATCAGCAGTCACGCTGTTATCAATCCTCATGTTCTCCTGAGCGCAGAGTCTCTTTAAGTTCTCTGCAACAGGTTTCCATTGATCGATAGGTATATCAACCGTGAAAGGCCAATACACATGCAGCCCACCACCTGAGTCAACAACAAGCGGTTGCCCTAGCTGGGCTAGGTCGGTCTTTTCAAGAAACACATCAAGCGCTTCAGCCGCAGCTCGCTTAGTCTCATAACCGTCCAAGTCCAGAAAGGCAGCGCGGATGTACTCAGCGTTCTTGGCAGTGCGGTTACCCTCTTCTTTGAAGGTAGCCAATGCAAAGTAAACGTCCTTCTTGTCCTTAACCCACGCGTCTACGACATGCTGAAACTCTCCTAAGTTTGTTGCAAAAACATGCTCTTTCTTTTTTGATGTCAGCTCGGCTACACAGTAAACACCCGTCGATGGGAGCACCGCCGCCAAGAACTCTTGCGGTTGCATGGGAACTCCACAGATCAGAACAGGGGTAACTGGCGGTCGTCTTTTGGTTTGCTTGCTTTCTCCATTTGTAAGTCCATGACCTCACGCATACGCTTTAAGAACTCCTCAAAATATTCAGAAGAAACCTTATCAAACGTAACTTCAAGATCAAGGTGCTTCATAAGTTCTTCGTTGGTCATACTTGTTGGGGGTATGTTTCGCATATATGTCTCCACGCATGTTCTGCTGTTGGCTGTCGTTCGAGTATGTTTATAAGTTCCTGTACGCGTGACCGATACGCAGGTGTAACCTCCACACCAGACATCCAGTTATAGACTGTCTGTCGTGTTGCGCCTGTGAATTTGGAAATACGTAATACAGAAAAGTCTCTGTGAACAGCCCACCGCCCTAGCCTTGAGCCAAGGGTACGGGGAGCACGTTTCACTGAATTTTTAGTTCGTTCAGAATAGGGCATAGTGTGTAAAGGGGCTTGCGCCCCCTGTTAATTAGTCGTCAGTGTCCCAAGCATCTACAGTAGCAGCAATCCCAGACTTCTTGGGTACTGCGTTAGTAGGGGCTGTCTCTTTACGGACTTCTGGCTCGCTGTCGTCCGATTCTTCCACAACTTCTTTCTTCTTGGCAGCAGCCTTTGGTCTAGTGCCTTGAATGGCAGGAGGCGCAGGAGGGGCGACTTGTTGTGGAGCGTTAAAAGACATTGTTACCATCTTCTTGATGGGGTCAGTGTCGATCTTAGCTTCAGCCAACGCAAACTCGTCGTCCGTCAGCCAACGCATGGTTTTGAAGAATAGCTTGGGCACAGCGGCTTTAGTATCAAAACGCATGCGAGTGACAACTTCTTCGGGCTTGATGTCCTGCGCAGCGAGCCAACGAGCGTAAGCTTGCAGGGGCAGGTTGCCGTTACCGTCGTCCTTGCCAAAGATACTTGTGGCAGGTAAAGACAGTGCCAGTGCATCTCCACCAACGTCATTAGCCAGCACTACAGCAATACGTTGTGAGAAGCGGCATGCACGACTTGTCCCCTCACCGCTACCCTGAATGTTCTGTGGGCAGTCAGCACAGTTGGAGTGCTGAGGAGATTCAATCGATGCGTCGGGTTTATCACCGTCAGCAGACCAACACGTCGGTGCTGTGGTTTTACCTTCTTCGTACTTGCCCATGTAAAAAGTACGCCCAATCTTGGGAGCAGCACCAACGATAACGACATCAAGATGCCGATCATCGATGGCGGCAATCTCTTTACCGTCGCTGATCAAACGAAACACACCGCCTTTGATGGAGATGTTCTTGCCAGATGCGCTGCTAGCACCGCCGGTTAGAGCAAGAGCAATAGCAGATGGATTACCCCGCTTGGCAAAAGCAGGGGCTTTGGATGGATTAAAAACAGTAACGTTACTCATTTAGTTGGTTTCCTTACAGAGACATCATATTCCGTATCTGATTGCAGACCGGGGGGAACAAGCGTGGGATTTTCTTCAAGAAATTTAGACATGTTTAGCTGAGCAATACGCTTCTCAAAAAGATCAAGCGCATCGTGCTCCATGACAAAACTTTTGAAGGCGTCCCAATCTTGGGTTGAGTACCGCTTCTTGAGAGTCAAGGTCACAGTACCTGAATCGGTTCGCACCGATTTACTACCGAGTGCCATCAACTGATCTTTGATCGCAGTTTTGACTTCGTCTTGCTGCGACTTAAGCTCTTCGATTTGCGACTCGTATTCTTTAGTTAGCTCTTGTATGCGGGTGCGCATCTTGATGTACACCCGTGTCAACTTATCCAATGGAATGGTTTCCATATTTACTCTCCTTTTGTTATGTCAAGAATTATACATTAGTTATGTCATCGCGCAAGCACTCCTCATAAAGTTTTATTAACAGTGCGTGGTCGTCCACGCGTTCTTCCAACATCTTGAACATTTTGCGTTCGATCTCGCTGCCTTGCAGATGTATCACCGTAACTTTGGTCGAGTTCTGTCCGATACGATCTGATCGAGCGATACATTGTTTATAAGTCTCAACGGACATCACTGGACCCCAGAAGATGACTGTGTCAGCAGCAGTCAGCGTAACGCCGTGTGCCGCAGCTTGTGGCTGTATGACGAGCACACGTGGGGCGTCTTCGGTTTGAAAACGCTTGAACACGTCTGTTCTTCTTTTTAGTGATACATCGCCGTGAATAACTTCGTTCGTTACACCGTGCTTGGTGAGGTATGTGTTTATAGTGGCAATGCTGTGCCTGAAGGGGGCAAACACTAAGACCTTCCGGCTTGTTTCCTCAAGCACCTCCATCAACACATTCAAGCGCGGTGCACAGTCAAACTCCACAACTTCTTTATCGTCTGTGTACGCAGCACCTGCGCTGATCTGTAACAACTTACTGACACCCGCCGCAGCGTTAATAGCCGAGATCGTTGTTCCCGCAGCTTGCACCACCATGAGTTCTTTCAGCATTATGTAATACTTGCGCTGCTGTGGCGTAAGAGGTATGTCTCGCGTCTCAATCAGCACTGGGGGCAGGTCAGTACATTCTTCTTTTGTGTAACGTATTGCAGGTTGTAGCGCTTCAAACACAATCGTCGGCGCTTCTCGTTTGGGCACCCACTTAAACTGCGTGACCTTCAACATCGTCTTGTCTCGCCATGCAGTTTGAAACTGCGGCACACCATGTGGGTTAACAAGTTTAGCTAAGCCGTACGCATCGACAGGTGACTGTGCGGCAGGTGTGCCCGTCATCATCCACAGATATGTTTTAGGAGTTATTAACTTGTTGAGCGCTTTCCACCGACGTGTACTGACGTTCTTGTATGCGTTCGCCTCGTCAACGATGATGAGATCAAACCGTCCGTCAGCCAGTATTTCGTCAGCGGTTAAGTTCAAACCGTCATAGTTAATGATGACAAACTCGTAGTCGCCTTGAATCATCTCGATGCGACGTGTAGCTTGCGCATGGTGTGCAACGATTGCCGAACGATGAACAATACTCTTGGCGATACCGCTCATCCACGCATCGTGCATGATGGACAGGGGGCACAAGATAAGGCAACGTCTTACGTAGCCTTTGCTCATCAAGTAGTCAGCAGCCCATAGCGCAGAGAATGTCTTGCCTGTGCCGGGATCGTTAAACACAAACGACCGTCGATGTAGTGTTAAGAACGATGCTGTCTCGATCTGATGCGCGAACGGTCTGTGTCGTCCGGGCCAGTTGTACTTAGCCTTGATGGGTGACGGTACGCTACGCACACCCAGATTGCGCAGCACACGCATTTCGTCCAAGCCCCAGAACACAAGCACTTCGTGTACTCCGGGGGCCACCTCTCCAAGATTCTTGCTGCGTGGTATCACAGCGTATTTGTCAGGCTTGCGTGTCCGTAGCAAGACTGCTTTGTTGTCTATAATCTGCATTTTAATTTGTATAAAGTTTTATGTGTTTGCACGTGGTAGTGCTTGTCAATTAAGTTTCTGCGCATCATTTCACGCAGCATCAAACGCCAGAACGCTTCTTCTGTTGTTATGTCGCTGTTGATGACTTCCATGTTGTTTACCCACCATCCATCTCCATGTTTAGCAGACCACAGAGTTACTAGCGTGTCGTTACTTTCCGTTGTCAGCCATGTTCTTGTTTGGGCTGCGAAGTCGCGTATTTCCTTTGGTAGACTTTCCCCCAGATCGAATAGGTAGGATATGGTCGATGTCTTTACCGGCTCTATCGATTCCATCTTTGTCATACATTCTCCTTGCGCGTTGGCGCTCAATCTGATCTTTTGTTTCGCCTGATTTTTTCTGTAACTTGTATGCGTGTTTGTAGTCACGCTTGCCGTTAACTTGCGTCATCTCAATGCCCCTTATTAAATTCACATGTCTTAACAGGACACCACGGACAAAGTGGTGTAGCGGTTGGGTTCCACACGTTGTTAGCAAACGCTGCTTCAAGACGCGCTACCCGTTCACGATAGTCTTGCCAATAGCTTTCTTTCTCTTCAAGCATAACCTTGTGTTTGACCATCGTGTCTTTAACTACAAATAGTAGAGCAGACTTCACCATGCGCACGATAGGGAAGTGTGCAAAAACCATAAGTGACATCAACGTTAACTGCTCCCTGTCTGGGTACTTGTCTTTACCTGTCTTGTAGTCCACGACCCATGCGGTAAGACTTTCTTCGTCAACGATTAACAAGTCAGCAATACCTCGCACCCAACAGTTATCATCTTTGAAACCACATGGGCGCAAGTCAACGGTCAGTCCCATCTCGTGCTCTGCGTACTTCATCCCCGGCTTTGCAAGGAGCGCATCAATCGTAGGCTGCACAAAAGAAAACTGCGGAGGGATAGGTACGTTATCTTTAACGTAATCTTCTGCGGCTTTGTGCAACTCCTTGCCATACGTTATTTGTGTTGTTACTTGCTGCGCATAGTTCTTTAGCACACGTACTTCGTGATAACGTCTTGCACAACCTTCAAAGTCTTTGAGCGCTGAGTGAGACCAAGCCTTCATTAGAACCTCGCGGATTTGAATACGCCAACAAGATGCTCGGCAAAGGCTTGAACAAATTGCTCGTCGTTGTTGAGTTTGGGTTTGATCTCTTCGAGTATGCCGTGAACGACCTCATGCCAGAACACAACTTGCTGCTCTGACTTGGGGATCTTGCGCATCTTGGTTTTTGTATATACGTTGATTGTTTGATTGGTATAAAAAATTTCACCTAGCGTGTAGTTGCTAGACGTTTCACCTACTAAAACTGTGTATCGTTTGTCACCGATCTTTACTGATTTTGGTATTGTCATTTTGCATCTCCATAGCGTTTTGCTGAGCTAACTTCTGCTGTCAGCGGTATACCCGACATGTACTTCGGCTCCATCGTCATTTGCTCCAAGACCCACTGCTCTGCCTCTTGGACATAGGCATCCGGCACGATGACTACTTCTTCATCGTGCACAGTTAAACACACTGAGTACCTCTTTTGAGTTCTCAGCATCCCATCTGTCATCACAATACGAGCTAACGCCTGAACGATGTTTTCGGTCAGCTTCCCACCGTACAGCTTAGTCTCGTCGGGGCCATACACCACCCCCTTCTCTTTTGAAACCTTGATGTCAGGATAGCGTAACTTCATGCCGTTTGGCAAGAGAATTTCTTCTTTCCTGAACGTGATGCACCTGTGATTGTACTCGTTACCCTCCAACAGGCAGTGATTTATTGCTGAGTTACACAGCGCCCAGAAGTCCGTCACCGGCTGTGCTGCCCTGCGGTATATCTCGATGATGGCTTTAGCTGCCAAGCAGTGGTAGAACAGTTCTTCCTCTGTGCATGTGTGAGGAATCTTCTCAAACTGCTTCATCAGCACCTTGTCTTGGAGGAACGCTTTAGCTGCGACAGCAGTTACACCAACTTGTTTGGCAAACTTCTTGTCGTACATCATGGGCGGTGCGCCGAGGAATCCTGTCAACAACTGCGCCGAGAACGACGCCCATCCCATACCGTAACCCGCACCGAGCAGCGCTGACTTGGCAGACTGCCGCAGGTCAGGGTGTGACTCTTTACTCAGGTTGGGTATGTTGAACATCTGCGCACCGAACGCAGCGTATGGGTCTTGCCCACTCCTGAAGATGTCTAGGAGCGCATCGTATCCACTGACCCATGCGAGGACTCTGGGTTCAATTTGGGAGAGGTCACAGACGACGAGGCTGTGTCCTTCGGGTGCCAGAATGGAACGACGTAAGAAAGATCCGCGTTTGAGATTTTGGAGATTGAGCCCTGAACCTCGACTCGCTGACCATCTGCCCGTGTGAGCCCCATAATAGTTAAGGGGAACGGGCAGTGCGCCTCTTGACGCAATATCAAGGAAACGCTGGGCACGGGTTCTTTCAAGGGTTGACTTGACTTTAAGACGTGCTTCACACAGCAGGGCAACTTCCTCCCGCTCTGAATTGAGCAGAGCCTGAAACA